ATCCGCAGCCGTTCCAGCCCCATCGGTTTTTCACCAAAACTATAAGCAGGCATGTTTAGCTTTCCTTTCGTACAAGTTGAACTTGGAAACGGACAAAACGACCATTGGCATTGCCGAGGTCGGGGTCAATAAATTCAGGCCCATTCATATCAAATACCACGTCCATAATGGACTCATCGGCATTGTCGGGCGCATTCCAACGGTGCAGCAGGTCTTTAATACGCCGCACGGCGGGTTCAATGACGGCATCGCCGTCTTGCTCATAAACGTAAATATCCAGCCTATGGCGCTCATCACGGAAGCGGTTCGCCGCTTGGCCTGTGGCCCACTGGAGGTAGGCGAAGGGCTTCAAGGCCCCTTCTGCCGTCAAACCGCCGTTACGCCCCAGATATTCCAAGTTGAGCATGTTGGTGGTGGTCGTATCGCGGTCATAAATGCCGCCCGTCAGCAGGGCCACCAAGGTGGCATCGCCCGTTAATCGCGTGCGGAAGGTGGCTCTAGTTAAGCTGCTCATTGAAGTGTCCCAACACCTGTTTGATGGTCTCGCCCGCTTCAAAACGCGCCAGGGCTGCCTTTGCCACCATCTCCACATCCATATTCTGCCGGTGAGCATGATCTACCAAGGCTTTACGCAAGATCACCAACTCCACATGCGAGACGGGATGTTCCTCAAAAATGCGCCGCATCAAAGCGCCAAACCCTACGTGAGTCATTCAAATATCCCCTGTAACATCTGCAAAATGATCTCAAAATGCGCCTCTAGGGTCGGGTAGACAATCGCCCAACGGCCCTGCCAGCGCTGTTCCAAATAAACCCCATAGTCCACGCCATGCGATAACCAAATATCTACGATGTCCTTGGCCACGGGGTCTACCCAAGAATGCAAGGATTGCCGTGCATTGGAGGTACGGTCTTGCCACGGCGCTTCCTGCTTGGCATAGCTCTCCATGACGGGCTGGATGTAATTGGCCACCTCTTGGACGGCTTGCAACACCTTCTGCTCGTAGTCCTCGATGGCGCGGATCATCTCATTCAACCCGACAAATTCAACCCGTATCATTATTGGTTGGCCTCGCAGGTCGCCACGATCTTGTTAGGGACGGTGGCATCCACAAAACGCACGGTGTAACGGGTGCTACCCAGCATAAAGATGTCGCCGTTACGAATGTCTAGGGTCGGCAGGCCCATCACCACCACACCCGTGCTAGCGCTCAGGCCGCCCGCCGTGTTGAAGACATCCGACCCACTGGCCGGGCTGACGAATAACACGGTTTGCACGGCTTTGCTAGCATCGTCTTTAAGGCGGCTCAGGCGTAACGGTTGCCCCTGATGCTGCAATTGAAAGGCCATGTCCGCTTGACGGTCACGGGCCAAGAAATCAAAGACGGGGCCGTCACTGCCCAGATACCCCCCTAAATCAGCCATTAGGACGATACCCTTCGCTATCCAAGCCGCGCTCATCGGGCATTTCCCGTTGATGGTTGCGGGCTGGCGCTAACACACGCCCCACGCTCAGTTGACGGGTACGGATACCCAGGGCCTTATCCAGGTAAGGCTTCAACTCTTGGTAGAGCAAGTCGAGGTGCTGAAAGACTTGCGCCAGTTGTTGGGAACTCTGCCCTGCGCTGTAGTTATGCAGTTTGGCGGCGTTGTTGCGGAGGCGGTAAGCCATCTCTGCCAGGGCCGCTTGCTCGCGCTCGGTGTCATTGGCTGCCCCTGCCACCAGCTCCCAAATGCTTTCTATCTCAGTGTCATTGAAGCCGCCATAGGTTCTGATATTGCCAGTAGAACCACTCGCAATGGTGGTGCTGGTGACAAGGCCCTCGGCATCGGCTTGGGCGATCACGTACCACTTGCCGTCGTCGGCTTTATAGACGTAGTTCCCATCGGCCAGGGCTTCGCCTGCAATGCCGCGTACTGTCTTGGTGGGTGTTCCCAGACGGCTTCTTAAAGTGCTATACGGGGCTGCCATAGGGGGCATTTGCTCCAATCTCATGCGGGTCTAAGGGCTGGAAGCCCGTAAACGGGATGCAATAAGGACGGGCCGAAAGCTGGTGGTCAGGCGGTAAGACGGCTAACGGGGTTAAGCCCCGCTCACCTCTAGCCCGATTGACGGCCAGCAAGTCACGTTGGTTGCGCGGCTTGATGTCGGCATAGTGATATAGGTAAATATCCGGGCAATACAGGATGTCACGTCCATCATCGCCTAGCCCGCAATCTTGCCGAAACAGCCAACGGCTACCGATACCCACTTGGGTATGCAGGCCGTCAGGGTAATAATGCCCTTTGTTCAGCACCCAGGCCCGCAGGTGGGGGTCAGGGTGAAACGGCATATAAGGCGCATGGTGCAAACGGTCGCCGATGAAGTTATAGGTCGGGAACGTCAAGGCTTGGTGCTTGCCTGATTCCAAGTAGCGCTTCATCTGGGTGATCTGATGCGGCCACCACAGTTCGTCGGGTGCAGTGTGGAGGATGGCATCATACCCGCATTGCTCGGCAAAGCGGATCAGGGCGTTTTGCTCTTGGCCGTTATCGGTGAAGTCAAAGCTGCGGTTGGTGACAGTGCCGCCCAAAGAGCGCACATAATCCGCCCCGCCGTCTTTGCTGCCGCCGTCCATGGCCACCACCCCATCCACGCCGTCAGCTTTCAGCCAGACGGGTAAATGGTATTCCAGCCACGGCAATTCGTTCTGAAAATGAAAAGCAATTGCCAGTTTCATGAGGATTCCTTTTGCAGGGCTAGCCGTTCCATCCGAATGAGTCCCTTGCCCTGCCATTTGCGTTGTAGAAAATGGCGGTTGCGCTCGGAGAGCAAATCGGGTTCCTTGTGGCCAATTTCATGGAACATGCCCACGTCAGCCACGCCCCACACTTGCCAGCCTTTAGCGCGGGCTTGCAGGCATAAATCAGCGTCTTCTTCCCACATCGGCGCATAGATGGGGTCGAATTCGCACCCCTCTAGGAAGAGGTCGGCGCGGTAAGCCGTGATGCACGCCGCCGCCACGTCCACATGGCCCGGTAAGCGCGCCTGTACAAACATCCAGTTGCCCGCTTCATCCTCTTCGATGTTGGCGGGGACATATGCGCCCACCACCCCAACAGTGCTTTGGTTGAACGGCTCCAAAAGCCGTTTGAACCAGCGCCCGTCGGTCATCTTGGTGTCATGATCCAGCAATATCACCGTGTCATTGCTTTTCAGGCGGGCATACAGCAGGTCAATCAGCCGTTGCCGTCCATGTACAATCTGGCGGTTAAAGGGGCTATTGATGACCGTTAAGTTTGGGCGCGGGAGGTCGCTCAGGAAGTCAGGGCTGCCGCCTTGATTGAGTACCAACACCTGACTATCTTCGATCGAGCGCCAGAAATCAGCGTTATCCAAGTTCCAACGGATGCACGGGGCATCCTTGTAGGTCAAAATGGCGATATAGTTAGCCATAACGCTCCAATAACTGTTTGATAGACTTGGCCACTTGGGAATAAGTTTGGGTCAGCAAGTAGGCCCGCCCTACCCTTGTCATTTGGGTAGCTTGGTCGTAATGCTCCGCTACCCACCGCATGAGTCGTTTGGTCTCGGCCACGTCAGGCACGGCCCAAAAGTTATCCTCATTGCGCCGTTCATAGAACTTGCCAGGGTGATTGACGGGCAACAAACCTGCCAATGGCACGGCCAAGCCCCACCGATCCGCATCATATGTGCCTAGCCATTGGGTCGTAATCGCCGGTAAGCCCGCTTGCACGGCATCGCGGGGGACGTAACCAATCCCTTCGCCTCTGGTCAAAAAGACCATGCAATGGGCTTGGTAGAGCAGCTCGTGCCACTGGGCATCGCTCTGCACCCCGCCGATGACCTTCACATTGGGCAAGTTGGCATTGGCCACCCCGCCTAACCATGTATCCTGATAGCCATCGCGGGCCTTGATCCACAGTTGATACTCAGGACGGCCCTGATAATCCTCCAAAAAGGCTTGGATCACCATCTCGGCCCCTTTGCGCCGATCTCCCTGCGAATAGGTCAGAAAAATGAAGGGGTCGTCAGGGGTCAGGGCGGGCAATGAATGGGCGCGCCATTCAGGGGCGCAAAAGTCTGCGCCATAGCCGATATGATGCACGGGCCGTTTGACCCCACTCTCATAGAAGACATCCACCAAGGCAGGCACAGGCACTAAGACTCGCTCCGCCAATCGGTTGATGTGGTCTACCATGATGTCGCCCAAACGGGTGCATTCGACCATCGTATATAGCCACTTGCGGGTTGACTTGACGGGATAGGTTCCCGCCTTGTCCAAGTTGGCCGTCATGAGCGTGATGTCTGCCACCTGACGGCCTGCCCCTAGTAGCTGGGCTTCTTGGTCAAAGCTGTACCAATCCGGGCGCACATGGCCCAAAAGGGTTAACTCTACCCCCTGTAAGGCGAGGCTATACCATAGCCCCATCTCGACCTTGCCATAGGCTTGGAAAGGGTCAAAGCCCGTCAGGGGGTAAACGTTAAGGGTGGTCATTAGGCCCCAGACACAGGCGCGGTGGATTGCGGCATGACCATGACGATGGTTTCTTTTTCAATGCGCCCCATGCTCATGACCTGCTGACCTGCGCCCGTGGGCTTGGTTTCGGTCAACGCCCCGGCGGTGCTGGGGCTGACGTAGAATTCACGGCCCTCAGTCCCACCCGCGAAGCCACCCACCGGCCCGAAGACCGTCACGCCCAGCATGTCCCCAACAGAGAACGTGCCGTCGGTTTTTTGGGTCGCTGCGCTGGTCACGAGACCATAACCGCGATGCTTAGTGGCTGTGTTTTCACCGGCATAGGCGGCTTGCACGGTACCACTGCTATCCACATAGACGGCTTGGAGTTGGCGGGTGATTGCGCCGTCGAGGGCGCGGATTTGTTTCTTGTCAGAAATACTTAAAGCCATTGTTCACAGCCTCCTAGCTGATGGTGGGGGTCACGTAGGCGGTAGCGCCTGCGTCCAAATAACCTGCCACGCCATTGATGCGGGAATTGACCCCTACACCGTGGGTAGCCTCGAAGTTGATCCCAGCCAAACGGCGTTGTTGGCTGTTATCCATTTGCGGGACGGGGGTCAAGCCCCACGGCACGCCAGGGGCCACACGGATAGCCACCGAATTGCGGGGGTTGTTGCTGCCATAGCTGATACCCATCCAGGCGTATTTGCTAGGCACTTTGGAGTGAGAGCGCAAAGGAATCAGGCCGCGCTTGGATTTGTAGTACCCAAACAGCGTCCCAGGCACACCCGTCAGGTTGCCCATGATGGTGCGGATTTCGGCGCTGCCGCCTTGGATGATTTGCAGATCTTGGGGGGTGATTTCGACAAATTTGGAGAGCGCAATATAGCTATCCAGGTCGTCGTCGCTCACCAAGGCAAAGGGCGTGCCGTCTAACCCGTGATGACGCAGTTCACCGATCATGGCATCTAGCAACGTCCCATAGGTCTTGGAGGACGAGCTATTTTGCGCCAAATAGTGAACGTGCGTGTCCAGAAATTCAGTGTTTTGGTATTGCGGAGGGGTGTACGGCACATTGATGGTCATCGAGGGACTAAAGCTGGCCGAAGCCCCGCTCCCAATCGCCCAGCCCACCGAATAGCCGCTCCCGATGGCCAGCTCTTCCGGGCTGAACATGCGGGTCAGGATGTCATAGGTCACGCGGTTGAACCAGTTATCCACCACCTCTTGGATGTTGGCATCCATCAGGGCGCGACTGGCTTCGCGGAAGAATTTGGACGACCAGCCCAGCTTGTCCAGGTGGTCATATTCGGGCAACATATGGCCCGACAGCTTGCCGCGAATGGCATCGGCTTCGGTGAATTCGGGGGTACGTGCCGTCTTGCCCGACCCCGCATTGGTGCGGTATTGGGCTTGCACGTCATCGGTCAAATAGGCAATGGCCCCATACTGTTGGAGCAAAGTAGCATTCGCCGCGCCCACTGCCGCCGCCGCCGTGTTGATGGCTTCTTGGGGCGACATGTTGGCGCGTTGCTGAAAGCGGACAATAGTTTCGGTGTCAATCCCGCCCACCGAAGCCACTAAATCAATGGCCGCCGACGGCCCTAAATAATCTTGAGGCATAAGGGTTGCTCCTCCTAGTTCATACGCGGAACGTAACGGCTGCCCAGGCGTTGGGCTTCCTCATCGGTCATTTTGGGGGTTTTGTTGGGGTCGCCTTGCCCGCCCGTCACCACATTGCCACCCACCATCTCGGCGACAAAGGCTTTGGTCATCTTCTGCCAGCGTTCACTGGTCAGCAGCGCCGTGGCCCGCGCTTGGATGGCCTCTTCCGTTTCATCGGGGGTGATGGCCAATTCAGCCACCAGCGACGGCACAAAGTCGGCCAGGGGTTGCCCCGCCACTTCCGCCACCACTTCGACCACCCGTTGTTTGCGGCTTTCGGCCACGAGGGTCTTATATTTCGCTTCCGTGTCCAAGAGTTCTTGCACGCGGATTTTCGCGCCGTCGGCTTCAGTCCCCACCAATTCGGCAATAGCCGTCAAGGTGGCCGCTTGGGTTTCCAAAGCGGTTTTAGCTGAGGTCAATTCGGCGATTTGCTGTTTCAATAAGTCTTCACTCACAGCAGCTTCTCCTTCCATAAGTTCACTAACGATTACGGGGACGGTGGCCAGCGTGGGGACGCTGGATTCTCGGGTCAAGCTCACGTCTATGCCTCGCAAGTCCAGAGCTGCCCATTCGCCCGTGGTGCTTTCCCATGCGTCCCCCCATATACTGGGGTTAGCGGTACGGTTCTCGCGCATGGCCGTCTTGAACGCCTCGCGTAATTCGACGGCTTGCGGGGTCACGTACACCTTCCCCCAGGCTTTAGCGCGGTCTTCCTCGAAGTGCGCTTTCAACCACTGCAAAGGGGCATCTTCCCCCCGTTCATGGTCAGGGATATGGGCATCATAGCCCGTCACCCTGCCGCCGTTGACGGCCTCCACCACCATTTCAACTTCCCGACGGGTGTAGGGCCGTTGACGGTTGTGGGAGGTCACGCCAATCTCACCAATCGGCAAGACCATGAAAAAGGGGTCAGCATCCTTAGCTTTAATCGCCGCCAAAGCAGCGTCATCCAGTGGAATCTCAGGCGCTTTCCCTCGGAACTCGCCCACCATGTTCCACTGTACGGGTTGACTATGTTGTTGGAATTCCTGCACGGCCACCGTATCTAGCAGGGGCCAGCTTTGCAGGATTGCGCCGTTGTCATCCAATAAATCAACTTGGGTCACTTCAAAGGCTAAAACCTCATCAATGGCCCCGCCTTGACTCACTTGATTGTATTGGGACTGCGCTTGGTCGAAGGCTTCACTGGGATTGGTCAAGGCGATGAAGGCCCTCCATGTCCCAGGATAGCTATTGGCCGTCACGCGCAAGCCCGCCGCCTGTGCTTTGAAGAACAGGTCGCCCTGTAAATAGGTCAACGTGCGGCTAGCCCGTAGGCCCAACCCCATCTGTTTCAGATAGGTTTCCGACCAATTCCAGGTGGACAAGCCAAAACGCGGCAACACTACATTAGGCGGTTCGATCTGGCCCTCCCCCGCCCATTCCAAAAGGATGAGCTTAAATTCGGCAGGGTCACGAAACGGCAAGGCAGGCACAGCGCGCCGCAGTTGATTTTGCGCCTCCACTAAGGAGGGGTTATTGGCAAATGAAATCACAAATTGTGGCATAAAGCACCTCTTAGGCGGCTTCTAACTGGCTGTATAGAAAAACCCCCAGCATCAGCAGCAACAGGCCGCTAGGGTTGGCGGGGGTCGGCGGTGGGGCTTGCCCGGCTAGCATCTGGCTCCGTAAGGTGGCCGTCACTTGGGCGGGGGTCGCCGTCACCACGCTTTGCAAACGGCAAAGGCACTGAGGGTGAGAGCTTACGACGGGCATTGGATAGTAGCCCTCGATGGGATACGGTTCTTTGAGCCGATCCCCGCCCATGCCGATGCTGGCCAAGCCGTCGCAGATGTCAAACTTGGGATGACTGGCCGAAAGGCAGTAATCTATCCCCGTCACATACGGGTTTAGGGAGGCCGTCAGGCTGGCAGCTTGGGCGTGGGCGCGGCTAATTTCCGTCCGTGCCAAACGCATGGCATCAAAGCTGGCATCCGTCCCATAGGGCCGTTGGGTACGAAACGGCGCTCGGTCAGGCCGTAGGAACTGTTCAGCCTCGCGGGCGATGTCTCTGGCCGCCCTGCCCCGTCGAATGCCGTCTACCAAGAGGTTATCCAGTTGGTCACGGGTACGGCCCCCCACGCGCCAGATACGGTCGCTGAGGGTATAGCCTTTGGGGTCAAGCCAAGTGTGGGCGGCTTCATACTGCGCCAAGGGGTTGGCATTGGCCAAACGGCTCGGCACGGGCTGCCAGCCCATCAGCCAGCGATAAACATCGCCGTCAACTGTCCGTCGCAAGTAGACCGTGTGCGACTCGACCACCGCTTGCGTTACCAAGGTCAATTCCTTGTTGAGCAAGGTGGCAAAGGGACTCAAGGGAATGGTGTCACTTTGGTAGGCTTGCCGCCCGTCCGACCCCACAAAGAAGCCCATCAAGAGGTTGCCCGCTTGGGCTGTCACGTTGGCTTGCTGGGAGCGCGGGATAGTGCCGTCGGCCCCTGCTGCCCCTAAGAGCAAGCCTTTCAGGGCGTTTAAGGGCGTGCTTAGGGCTTGGGCATAACTGGCCCGTACCCGTTTGAGGCTGCTATAGAGGGCGCGAGACCCTCCAATCGAACTAGCCACGCAGGACGGCCCACCACAGACGCGGCGACCACCACTTCACTTGGAGATGCACGGTCAAGGTGTTACTGTTGTTGTTCGCTTGGATTGAGATCAGCTTGGCCATCGGGGTTATCCTCTGCTAAACGGCTAATATCGTTCTCGGTTTGGTTGAAGGGGTTACGCGCTTCGGCTTCCTCCTCGGCTTGCTGGGTGGCTTGCACGGGGTCTTTGACGAAAGGTAGATCTAGCCCGCGCAGGGCTTCCGCCCGTGCCAGTAAATTGGCTTCTTCGGCATATTTCACCTTGGCAAAGAGCAAGGTAGCGTCAGGTTGTAGCCAACGGCCCCACGTCACCTTGAGGTCAGTCCCCGTAGGCAGGCGCAAGCGCGGGTCGGTCAAGCCTTGCCAAGCCAGCCATACGCTGGCCGCTTGCTTGAGGAAGGGTGTAAAGGCCAATTGCCAGCCCAAGATTGTGATGTCAAAGGCGGGTAACTGAGCATCCAAGGACGCATGAGAGCTATTCATGGCCGTCCCCCAGACCCCTTCAATGATGCCCGTGCGCTCGGCCATGATGTAAAACAGCATTTGGAGCATGGCCGTGGCATCGCCTGTGAACGGCGGTGGGCTGGCAAACTTGAAGCTGCCGCCCTTCCCTAGCCACAGCATTTGCACCTCGGAGAAGTCAATTTCCTTGACCGTCACCTCATCGCCGTTAGACAGATAGTGTTGACTGCTGCCCGTGGCATTGGCATCGCGCTCGGTTTCGGGGTCTTCTAGGCCCTCGGCTACCGGGATAGCATTCCCCATGCGCTCCACGCCGTCCAAGGATTTCTGGATGACGTTATCGTAGCGGGCAAAGGGGTACAGTAACCCCTCTATGGCAGGATGACCATAGATTTCATTACTAGAACGCCCGTGCGGATAATGCAAAATCGGCAATTGGCCAATCAGGTTGGGAAAGCTAGTCGTGACGGCGGCCTCTGTACCCACTTGGGTTTTGAGGGTGCGCCCACTAGGGCTATAAGTATCGGTAATGGCCGATGTTCTGCTATCAAAAAGAATATTGGTTTGGATAACGGCTTCCAAAACTTGCCGATAGTCCAAGGGGTCATGTTTCAGGGTCACTTGCTCAGGGCTGATTTGGCGCAGGTCGCCATTGGGATTGACGGCCAAAAAACCGTCGCCCAAACTCAAGCCGTCGTAGTACCACTCGGCTAGGGTTTGGCTGTGCATCTCAATAAATTTAGCCAGTTGGCTATTGATGTAATCCGCCTTGCGTCCTGGTGGGCCGTCTAGGGTCAGTGTCACCCCTTTACCGAAGGTGAACGACTGCATAATGCGGCAAACGCGCTCGGCCAAGGCCCCGCCCAACTCATAGCCAACGGCTTTATTGCGGCGCAAGCGGTCATAGAACGCATAATCCGCCCGCTTGAAGTCTATGTTGGGCCGTGTGGCGTATAGATTGACGGCAGAGGCCGTTAATACCTCTTGTCCGATCATCGCTTGGCCCCATATAGATTCTTGACGGCGGTTTGGCGTGTCCCGCTAGGGCGCTTGCCAATCAGGTATTCATAGGCTCCCGTCAGGGTGTCTACTTGGTCATCATGGCTGTACGGGCTAGGAAACACGGCGACCTCATTCAAAAATTCGCTTGTCCAGGAACGGGATAAGATAAAACAATCCCCCGCTTCAGCGCGGGCTGAGACGGGATTAGCGCGGGTAACTTTGTCTTTGTCGGGCTTATGCTCTTTGAAGGTGTAGCCCTGTAAGAGTTGAGTGCGATAGTGCTGGATGACCGCTTTGCCGCTAGCCCCGCCCTCGCGCTCCATGACGATATGCACCGTCGGGCCGTCTTTACGGGCCGTCTCGCGCACCATCTGTTGTACCCCCAACGGCGTTTTGCGGTCACGTACCACGTCGAGAATGTAGAAATGGCCTTCGCGCTGGTCATACCCCGCCAGCGTTCCCACTGTCCAATCGGGGTCTTTGTAGTCCTCGGACGGCTCGCTGGCCGCCAAGTCCCAGTAACGGCATAACTGCAACCGATCCCAAGGGATTTGGCTCTCATTAGCCAGTTTGAACCAAAAGCGCTTGAACATGCCGCCTTGTAAGGTAGCATCCCAGTTGCCGTTAAGCATTTGCTCTCTGGTAACAGGGTCAAGCTGCATCAGGCTTTCAAAGTATTCCGTTTGATCCAGGTGAGGGTTATCCACCATTTTAGCGGGAATAAAAACCCTTTGTTGGTTGACCGCGCCCTCAACGATAAAGCGCTGCTTCACCCACTCATGGCCGCGTCCGCCAGGGTTGCCTGCTGCCCGCATTCGCAGGGGTACAGGGTTATCCTTGTTTTTGCGGAGCCGTGAATACAGGTAAAGGTATTGATTTTCAGGGAACTGGGTCAATTCATCAAAGCCGATGAACTGGAATTCGGCCCCCTGATACTGGAAATGGTCGCCGCTATTCTCCAAGTACCCAAAGCTCAGGGTCGCCCCGCTTGGGAAGGTGAAGCGCTTATCCTGCGAGTTCCAGCGCACATCGGAATACCGTATCAACCACTCTTTGGCGCGATCCATAATCGCCCCAGGCTTGTTCAGGTCGCTAAAGGTACGCCGTAGGATGATGGCCGCATAATTGGGGTAATCCACATACTGTAGCGCTGCCATGAGCAAGGCGCTGCTCTTACCACCACCTCCCGCGCCTCCGAAGAAGGCTTCCCGATGCGGTAGCATCAAAAACAACGCCTGTTTAGGCGTTGGGATTTGAGGGATATACGGATTTAATTTAGGCAGGGCTGCTTTATAAAGTTTTTCAATTTGCTCAGGTGTTAACCCCTGTATCTGGTTTGCTATGAGCATATTGGACATCAACGATATAACGCCACTTACTTGTCTCTCTCAAATCGGTATTTTGACGGCTATATTTAGCGCTTAACCTGAAAACCAAAAACGGCGCGGTGAATGCAATTCGATATGAGTGTTGGTATTCTGTACCCTTGGGCGGTTTTTTGATGTTGACGCTATGTTTTATTCCTAATCCGCGCAACAACTGTGAAGACCCATCAATTAGATTTTGGGAGGAGCTGTAAAATTCGACACCCCCGTTAGGTCTTGCATATCCGTCGGTATCCATTAAGCCTTGCAGCAAAGCAATACGCTGTTCAAATGAAGCCGTCAGATAACTTTCGGGGATATGTTTGTTGTTTAATACTCCGCTTAGGCGTAAAAGAGTAGTCAACCCTTTGACCCCGTAAGCAAACTTATTACTCCATTTGGTCAATGGATAACCTGCTTTTTCAAAAAGCACGTTGACCTCAGCTATATAGCTGCTGCCAACAGTAATTGAACCGCTACTACTGCTACCATCGCCTAACCAAAACCCTAAAATATAAGGGTCTATAGGTAATTCTTTTTCGGGGAACTCTATCGGTTTTTCAACGGCTAAGGCATGATTAACTCGCCCTTTTGTGTCAGCAAAAAGGGTTTCTTTGATTTCTAAAGTAGTCCTTAGACCACCTTTTACTTCTAGTGGTTGATACCCTTCGGCTTGACGGCTGTTTTTTAGGGCTACATCAGGCCGCTTACCTTTTCCACGTTTGGCCCTAGTAGCTCGCCGATTTGCTCTCCATTCATCTGTGCGTTTCCGTATTGCCAATCGGTCAGCATAAGTGAAGGTATGCCAAAGGTAATCCCAGCTAACTTTTTGAACTGTACCATCATCAAAAAACACGTCAAATTGTTGAGTAGTATCGCCGTCCATGTTAAACACCTTGTCATTTACGATATAGGTATTTTAGCATAGATTAGTGTCTACTGCCACCTTCAGCAATACCACCATATAACCCTATATGAAATTAGTCTGCCTCTATATTGGGTTGCAAATCGTTAAGTGGTAAACCTATTTCTTGGAGCGTGGCTAGGAAGGTAATCAAGTAGTCGCGTTGTTCCTCAGTCGTGACAACCTGATGGGTCAATCCCACTTGGCCGCCGTGCTTTATTTCCAAAGGCGAATTGGGGTCGCCTTTTAAAGTAGTGGCTACTTTATCCACAAATAGCCCGTGTGCTTTTCCTAGGTGAACTAAAGCCGTTTGCGAATCGTGTAATTCAAATTCGGTAATTTCTGTTGTTCGGCCCTCTTGGTTAATCACGGTTCGGCGAATTTTTTTAACTAAATGGCTTTTACCGCTTTTTTTGATAGTGGATAGATCAAAATCGGGACTATCATCATTAATGAAATCGCCCATATCAGATCGTGCTTGTTCGCTTAAGCGGCCTAAAATTTCTTGCACGCTTAACGTCTGCTGGCTTAATACATCATCAATATAGGCTCTAATGGCAGGTTTTCTTAAGTTTTCACTACCGATAACCCTTAAGGTATTTCTATCGCCATTGTAGCCAGCTTGCGACGCTGCTTCAGTAGCATTCAGGCAAATAACATAGGCTTCAGCAAACTTTTTTTGTTTGCCTGTCAGCTTAAGTTCGGTGTCATTTGCCATGTTGTTTATAAACTTCTTTCCTAAATGTTAACGGCATTGAGGGAATTTTATTTGATAGCCCTCTCCCACTTTTCGATATTCTTGCGATGTCCCCATACCCCTAGCATCTGTTGCGCCTTCACTACGTCAGCAGGATAGATCGTGCTGGCAAAAAGACGGCTCACATTCATCTCTTGGGCAATAAATCTAGGCTTGCTTGTCCAACCCGCCCGATGCCCCATGTTGCAAAAATAGCCGCCCAGTCGCCCTGGTTCCATCGCCGCCGTTTTGAGTTCGTCGGCAATATCTTGGATACTGGTCAAAAACGGCACGGGATGCCGTGACATCCAGCTATCTTCGACGGGTTTACGTGGGATCATTTTTTTTAACAGGGCTTGCTCAGTGCGGTTAGGCGCAAATTGCCCCTTCCCCTGTTGGCCCGTGCTGGCCTCATAGAGGCAACGTGAAAACAACGCTATAGCATTATAGAGTTGAGCATAATGTTGAGTCATAGGCACGCCTAATTGAATTTTGATGAATGAGGGGTGTTCGTTGTGCATCACGGGAGGCAGAGCGCGTCCTAGCACAAGTTGTCAGTCTTTAGC